GGATACCCAGCCGGTTCAGCCCATAGCCGGGCCAGTGAACTGACTAATCCTGTTAGGTCACCCCATGTGGTGAAAGCCATTCGACTGTATAGGGCGGAATTGGATGCCAGGTTTGCGGTGGATTACAAGCGTCATATTCGTAAACTGGCAGAGCTTGGCGAGAAAGCAGAAGAAGCAGGGAATTGGCAAGCGGCGATAGCTGCCGAGAAATTCAGAGGTCAGGCTGAAGGCAATATTTATATCAGTAAGTCTGAAGTACGCCATGGCAGCATAGACTCGATGTCTCGGGATGAAGTATTGAAAGCGTTGCAGGAGTTGAAAGAAACTTATGGTTCAAACAGTTCCGTGGGAGTTAAGCCAGAAGAAGCAGAGGAAGAAGCCGCAGAGCGAGAGCAAAGTCTGGATTCAGTTCAAAACAGCGGTGAAGAAGCTGCAACCGAACTGGAAGCTAACGCGGCTTGAAACCTGGAGCTTGCCAGGTGTTCCTGATGTCCTGATCCTAGACCAGAAAGCCACCTTCCAGTTAGTTGAATTAAAGTACACTCGTACAAATGCTGTTCGTGTTAGCCCCCACCAAGTTAGTTTCCTGTCGTCTCATTCCGAGGGCTTAGTTTGGCTGCTCGTTAAAAGAGATCCGATTAGTGCGCCAGCCCAGTATTATATGTATCGTGGTGACGCCGTTATGGACGTCGCAATGGAAGGTTTAACGGTTGAACCTTACTTCCTCGGAGACTCAATAGATTCGGTTATTGAGTTGATTGCAACACACCGATAAAGTATAATTTGTGTGGTAACCAGAAGAGGGAAGCTTATGTTTTTTTTACTGAGGTGGTTGGAGAATTTGCATAAACCTGAATCTCCAGCCGATATGAAAAAGCGACTGCAGCGGCGGATCGCAAAGAATGAAAGAAAAAGCAAGAAGGCAATCGAAAGCAAGGAGGACGTCCCCTAAAATCCACCTAGGAAGATTTCGTTAAAAGCATTCCCAGCAGAAAATCTTCCGCCATCATGACTCCTAGCAGTAATTGAACTGCGCGTTATAGGAGTGACTATGAAAATTCTCAGAATCGAAGAAGTGGCCCGTCAGACTGGTCTCAGCCCTTCGTCAATTTACAAACAAATCAAGCTCGGCTTGTTTCCGAAGGGCGTGAAACTCACGGCTCGTGCCACGGGGTGGAATGAAGAGTCTGTCCAGGAGTGGATCGCCGCTAAACTTGGTGTTAAGGATGACGAGCGGGCTAGAGAAGGGTGAATTCCGAAATCAAGGGGCTTTTTGCCCCTTTTTTTGGTTGATTCTCCACATGAATATCGTATAATGAAATGGTGTTAAATAGGAGCTAGAAGATGAGTAATTTTCTAAATTTTTATGAGTGCTACAAGTGTCAACACAAGTGGCAAGATGTTTATAAGTGCGCAGCGGGGGATATGTGTCCGGAGTGCGGTGCAAAGTCTTGTGAGCCGTATCGCAGTGATGACATTGATGACAAGGAAGAAGTAAAGCAGGTTTATCTCGCCGTTGAGATGTATCACGGCACTCTTAGTGGCATAGAGGTTTATGACCATGAACCACCCGCTGATAAACATTCGGAATGTTCCGCAGATGGGCGCTGTCCCGAATGCCAAGAGGAGTTAAAGGGGGCCACGGCTTATGGCTGTGATTCTTGCGGTTGGGGTGATTACGAATGGGACGACTCGACGAGACTGTGGGGGCCAATAGATGTTATTACCGATAAAGTGGGGGAGAACACAGATGAGTATTTTTGCAAAGATTAAGTGGGACACGGAGGACATTGCATCCGTCCGTCCAGATTGGGATGTGGCGAAAGTAGAAGAGGCGGCATCCTACGTGAGGTCAGGTTTGGTGGATAGAAGTGTGGAAGAAGGATGGGAGATTTTAGAGACTTTGTTAGATATGTTCGAGCAAGACCGCAAGGAGAACGAAGATATTGAAACATTAGGATGTGATGACCCAGAGTGCAAGTGCCGACGCGCTCTATCGTGGCCGGACAATCTCCCGTGGCCGGACAATCTCCCGTGTCCATATATTAAGGAGGAAACCTTGGGATGGGATGACAGCAGGGTAGCTACCAAATATGTATATGGAAGAATTCGAGATGCTCTTGACGCATTCAGATGGTAGAAACAGAACTTTTATAAATTTCTATTGTAATCCGCATGAAATATGCGATAATGCAGGTAGGGCAATTCGGCCCTATTTGGAGCTAGTTATGCATACAATAGAACACACAATCGAAAATGATGATAGGAGCTTGGCTCGTTTTATACAGACGGTTCAAGAGCAGAACGCCCGGAAGCGGGACTTTACGGCGAACACTGCGATAGTGCAATTCCGCACTATTACTGGGGAGGAGCGCGGATTCGGTCGTCGTTACCCCGAGCCTGTTAGCCAATTGGTGTTGGAGCGGGACGCTGGTTTGCCCACTACGATTCTGGATTGTAATAAAGTTGCGCGAGATCAGATTGCCGCCAAGGCCGGTATTGATGTTCGGACTTTCGAGCGATTTCGCACTCACTACCCTGAGCAGTTTGATCCCCTCATCAATCAAGTATTCCAGCGCGAACCAGCGCAGCGAATCATCCGCACTTATATGGATAGTGACACGAGAGGTACAGCCCGGGCGGTGGTGTCCGATAAGTTTAAAACTTTCGACAATATCCATTTGGTGGAAGCGGCGCTTCCGCAGTTACTGGATTCCGATGCTCAGTGGAAAATAGTCAGTGGCGATGTTACCGACATGCGTATGTACCTGCGTCTGAAATCGGAAGTTATCACCGGAGAGGGAGCGGCGGTTGGCGATCTCATGGCGCTGGGACTGGGACTGTCTAATAGTGAAGTCGGACATGGCAGTGTGAACGTGTTCCAAATGTTCTGGACACTAGCTTGCTTAAACGGTATGCAAACCGGGAACAACCATCGCAGCACCCATATTACCAGTGCTAGGGCGGAGACTGATACTTGGGGTTTGCTAACTGATGAGGCGAAGGATGCCGACAACCATGCGCTTGAATTGAAAGTTCGTGATCTCGTAGGCGGAATGGCGAGTCGTGATGCTTTTGATGAGGTAATCGAGAAGATGCGGCTGGCGGGTGAAGATAAAATCGAAGGATCACCCAACCAAGCCGTCGAAGCACTGGGCAAAGTGTTGCAACTCCCCAAGAAAGCTACTGGCAATGTATTAGACGGTTTGTTAGCCACTATTGGTCAAGCGGGTTATGCTGGTAAACCTGTCAGCCGCGCCACCATGGTTAACGCAGTTACAGCGGTGGCGAATACTGCCCAACCTGATGATGTCGACGATTGGCAAAAATTAGGCGGTAGAGTATTAGAGCTGCCTAAGTCAGATTGGCAGCGGGTAGCTATGGCGGCTTAGTCTTTATTGATTGAACAATTAACCCCGCCAATTGGCGGGGTTTTTTATGTCTGGCATTTGCCCACATATGCGCTTATAATGTGGATATCTATTCAATAGATAGGAGCTAGCACGATGGAATTAAAAGTCTCAACTATGACCGGCAAAATGCAGCATATGCCTGCTATAAATACCAACACGTCAACAAATCCTTTTTGTGTCAAAATGCATAACAGCGAAAATCCCACTAGTATTTGTGTGGTCTGCTATTCCCAGTTGATGCTTAACGGGCACCGTAAAAACTGCGCTCCGGTTTGGCAGCGTAATAGTGATTTGCTCTCTGGGTCTGTTTTAGCGGATGACCAAATACCGGTTATTAATTCGCACTCTTTCCGATTCCATGGTCATGGCGAGTTACTTAACTCCACCCATTATTTCAATTTTTGCCGCATTGCCAGAAAAAACCCGGAATGCACTTTTGCGCTGTGGACTAAGAAACGCGACATTATTAAACGGGCGGCTTATAGTTTGAACCCAGCAGCGCATCGGCCTAGTAATCTGATCTTGGTTTATTCAAATCCGACAATAGACAAGATAATGAAACGACCCCCGGTTGGATTTGATAAGGTATTCAATAACACTAGCACACTAACGGAAGCAGACAATTGCTCTGGCCGGAAGTGTATCAATTGCCTTCAATGTTACCGCCTGGATTCTGTGGATGTCATAATCGAAACAGTGAAATAATAGTTAAATCAGCGGGTGGTGGTCACTGGGTGGTGAGCCATTTATATTGAACCCTGGTTCCTGAACCCTGAACCATTGAACCCCGCACTTGTGCGGGGTTTTTTGTGCCTTGGTTCTTGTGCTTTGGATCGCGATCCGTGCGCCCCCCGCCAGTGTAACGACGCCCTGGCGGGCGGGGGGCGGGTTATGCTATGCGGTTAATATGTGGTAATATTGGGGTTCTGTTAATT